TACTCAACAAACATACCAAAATAATGGTGGAACGTTAGTAAGACGAAATACAGTTAATAGTACAGCTTTATTTGGGACTGCAACAGTGGGGTGGAATGTCAACTGGATGACTGCAGACGTTGATGGAACAAATATAAAAGTAACTGTAACTATTCCAATCGGCACCGATGGTACTTGGACAACTATTATGAAGATAACCGAAGTTACTACATAATAATAACATAGGATAATACTTATATACATGGCAAACACATTAAAAATAGGATTCTTTCCAGGTTCATTTCGTCCACCTCACGCTGGACACTTTGAGTCAGCAAAACGAGCATCTAAGGAAAACGATTATTTCTTCATAATAGGGTCAGAGTCTGCCAAAGCAGATATGGACAGAGGATTTTTATCTTCATCAAGTAAAGATATATGGAATATATATCTCAAGTTAATAAAAAATGCAAAATATATTACAAGTTTAATTCCAGTAGCAGTAGTATATGAGGTAGTAAATATACTTAATAATGGAAAATTTGTTAATAACATGGGGAAAAAACCAAGAAAGGAGTCCGTTCAATTAGCGAGTGGTCTTCTAAAACTCGGAAGTCATTTTGAAGTTAGCGTATATTCTGGTGAAGAAGATTTAGAAAGATATAAGTCATTCAATACCAATTCACAGTTATACACTGGAAAAAATGTATCAGCTGTAAACATAAGACCTACAGAGAGAATCGGCGGATTCAAAGCTAGTGATTTAAGACAAGCACTGCAGAATAAGGATGTAAAGACAATAGAAAAATTTTTACCAAAAGAAATTTCAGACGACTATAAAGAAAAATTAATACACATGATGCTTGGTTCGTTAGTAACCGAAGCAGTATTTAGTAAGTTATGGTGGGCTTCGTTATTTGAAGCCGTACTATATGATACAAACAAAGATGACTTACTGTTAAAAGAAATTTATCATATGCCAATTTCTAATATGAAGAGGATGGGAAAAAATCCTATTATGGACTTATCATTGGAATACAATAAAGAAGCATTATATTATTTTACTAAAACTCCAAATGCAGAATTGCTGTTTATATTTAGTGGAACTCCAACTGCACTCAAGATTAAAAAAATAGGAAATATCGGAAACGGAAAACTTGAATTGGATTTAGTCAGTAAATCAGCTGGTAATGGAATGAGACCAGAACAAATTGTATCAGCAGAAGACGATGACTATGATAGTTGGTTATCAAAATTTTATAGTTCTAATAATTGGGTTAAGCAATTACTACACCCAATGAACGAAGACGCAAAAGAACAAACGTTGACAGAGGCAGTTCATATAGAACATCCAGAAGATATGATTTTTAATGCTGGTTCATCTGGAGCTATGTCTTCTATAAAGGCATTAAGAGCATTATCAAAAAATTCAAAAAACGTTTCAATAAAATGGGATGGAAAACCAGCAATAGTTTTTGGTAGAGACGATAATGGATTTGTGTTAACTGATAAGAGTGCATTTTCAGCAAAAAAATATCAAGGATTATCTAGGTCAGTAGATGATATTCAATCAATTATGAATCAAAGGTCAGGGGAAAGAGGGGAGTTGGTAGGAATCTATAGAACGTTATTTCCATTGTTGGAAAATATAGTCCCTGATAACTTCAGAGGATTTTTTCTTGCCGACCTATTATATTCAAAACGACCAGAATTACAAAACGGAAATTATATATTTCAACCAAACACTGTATCATATAGTGTAGACCAGCAAAGTGAAATGGGACAGAAGGTTGGTAGGTCTATTGTCGGAATAGTCATCCATACATTTTTTAAATCCCCCCAAGATTCTCCAATTCCAGCTTCTTCTGTTACGGGACTAAAAGAAGACCCAAGAGTAGCTATATTTAATACAACGGAGAATAAAAAAATCAACGTAAAACTTAACGATAAGTTAGTAAATAACTTAGAGATTTTTATCAAAAATACAAGTGGAGTTGTAGACGGTCTATTCGATAAAAATAAACTTCGACAGATGAAAATTTCAGACTTTCCTATATTGATGAAAAGATATATCAATTATAGAATTCGTCAAGGAAACTTGGCTAATCTAACAGAAAATTTCGTAGAATGGATTAATTTAGCAAATGTAACCGATGCTAAAAAGAGAAACCTCATTTCTTATGCAAATTCTAAAATCAAGGCTATTAATATAGTTTTTAAGATTTTTTCATCAATTTATGGTGTAAAATCTCAAATAGTTAAAGCATATGACATGAATGATGGAATGGTAAAAGCATCAATTGATGGACAAATGGGGCACGAAGGGTATGTAGTGTCCACAAACAGTGGATTACTTAAATTAATTGATAGGTTAAAGTTCAGTAAAGCAAATTTCGCTAAAAATGGTTGATATTTATTAATAAATGAGGTTATTATGGCTAAAACAGAAGTAGAAAAAGTACAAGGTAAAATAGACGGATTTCTAAAAGGATATACAGATAAAAAATTCTTCAGTATGCACTCGGCTGAGGCTGATAAGGAAAAGGCAAAACGTAAAATTGGAGAACGTTGGACAGATTCGGAAGGAGTTATATGGGAACAGGCTGATGGATATGTGATAAAAAACGCAGACGCTCACATGATGAGGTCACAGAATGAAGTATGTAAAAAATGTAAACTTTATCCAGAAGGTCATGCAAGCAAACAAATACATATGAGAACAGGAATGTGTCTAAACTGTTTGACTGAGTTTGAAACAGAATTAAAGGCCACAGGAAAATTTGAAGAATATGAAAAAAATAAAATGAAAGAAAATATCCGTTCATTTATTAAAGACACAGAACAGCAAGTGAAAGAATTTTTTGAAACTGTAGATTCTGGTGTCAACATCGTAACTGTAGCAAATGAAAGTTTGGCAAGTATTGATTACGAGAAATGGGAACATGGGGAAGGTGATAAAGAAGAACAAAAGAGATTGGCTCGTGAGACTCTTAGGATGATGCACGAAGATTTTGAAAAAAGTTTCGGAGAAAAAGTACATACGGAACTAACGGAGAATGAAAATGTTGGAGAAATTGTGGGATAGATTATCAAGTATGTTTCAGGAAGATAGTGAGCCTGGTGCGTGGTCAGCTACTAGATTTGCTTTTGTTTTTGCAGTATTGATATCAAATGTAATTGTATTTTTTTCAATAGCGTACATAGCAATATCAGATGGAAAAATACCAGACATACCAGAAGGAGTTATTTGGATTTACGCATTAGCAAACGGAATAGCATTTGGTGGTAAGGTGATACAAAAATTTAAGGAAACAAAATGAGACTCAAAGAAATTGTAGACGATGTACGAAAGAAGAAACGTAACGTACCATATGTGGCCGATTCTCCTGTAGCAGACGCGTTATCAGCTGCTGGTGGAGGCCCTGTACAGGAATTGGATCAAAGCAAAGAAGCTATAGTTGAAATAGAGGATGAGGGAATGGTAAGTAAAATGGATACTACTACCAAATTTGTAAACTTTGTTTTGAATGAACTTGGAATAGAAAATCCAATTAAAGTTTCTCTCGTAGACGATAGAGAAAAGCACGGACTCAAAACATTGGCTCATTATGATGAAGACAATAAACATTGTACAGTATATTCCAAAGGAAGAAATTTAGCAGATGTTCTACGAAGTGTAGCTCATGAATTAGTTCATGGTGCTCAGTTTGAAAAGGGTAAAATAAATGGGCCTGTACAGGACATCGGAGGCCCTATTGAAGATGAAGCAAACGCAATGGCTGGACAGTTAGTTAAGAAGTTCGGTTATGAAAATAAAGAAATATTTGAATAAGGAATAAGTTATGCCATTATTTTTACTAAATATATTTAAAAGCAAATGGACTTGGATTATTGTTGCTGTAATAGCATTATTTACCATAGGACAGTCCATGTATTCAACGTACCAAGAAGCTCTACTTACCACACAAACTCTTCAGCAGAATTTGATAGCTGCTCAAGATTCTCTTACAAAAGAGAAAGCTACAATACAAACTATGACTTCCTTTATCGGAGATTTAAATCAAAAAAATTCTGATTTGGGAGATGAAAATGAAAAACTTGAGGGACAGTATAGGGCAGTAAAAACAAAATTAGAATTGGCAATAGCTAGAATTGATTCTGCAGGAGACGCAACAACTGCATGTGCAGATGATTCAGTAGTTACTACTTTTTCTGGAAAACAGGGGATTGCTTCGTATGATGTTAGAACTGTTCTTACATTATCTACTTGCGCTTCTACATATATGATTGGAATAGAATTCGATGAAATATCAGCCACAGCAGAATTACTACAAGATGAGGTTGATGGACTGTGGAAAATGAAAACCACATCATTGACACCAGGAGTAACTCTTAGAGGATTAACTACGATTGATACTGAAACACTTAGAAAATTACGTGGCGTAGGGTTAAAAGAACCAGAACGACATTACTTTGGAGTCGGACTTGGTATTAACCTAAATTACGTTGATGCTGGAATAAGAATTAAACCTAACAGATGGATGTTCGAAGCAGATTATAGAATCGCAGATAAGACAAAACAACAGGAGGAAAGTAGCTGGATTGACAACTTAAGAGTTGGAATCACTTACTTTTTATTTTAATGGGTACACAAAACATAAAAGATATCATTAAGGAAGAATATAAGAGATGTGTAACAGACCCAGTTCACTTTATGTCAAAGTACTGCTTTGTTCAGCATCCTATACGTGGTAAAATTCCTTTTGTGTTATATCCATTTCAGGCTGAAACATTACAAGAACTGATACACAATAGATATAACATCATATTGAAGTCGAGACAATTAGGTATTTCTACATTAACTGCGGCATACGCCCTTTGGATGATGATGTTTAACAGCGATAAGAATATTCTTGTTATTGCCACTAAACAGGACGTAGCAAAAAATCTTGTAACGAAGGTAAGAGTTATGCATCAGAATTTACCTTCGTGGTTGAAAAACTCATGTGTTGAAGATAACAAATTATCACTAAGATTTCATAACGGGTCTCAGATTAAAGCAGTGTCAAGTTCACCTGATGCTGGACGTTCAGAAGCATTGTCTTTACTTATAATTGACGAAGCTGCATTCATCGAATACATTGATGATATTTGGGGTGCGGCTCAGCAGACATTGGCAACTGGTGGAGATGCTATACTTTTATCTACTCCAAATGGAGTAGGAAATTTCTTTCATAAAATGTGGGTAGAATCAGAACGTGGAGAAAACGAATTTCATCCAACACGATTACATTGGAGTGTTCACCCAGAAAGAGACCAAGCATGGAGAGACCAACAGACTAAGAATCTCGGAGAGAGATTGGCAGCACAAGAGTGTGATGCAGACTTTATATCATCTGGTAATACTGTTATAGTACCAGATATATTAAAATTTTATATGGACACATATCAATGTGAACCAGTTGAGAAACGTGGAATTGATTCTGGATATTGGGTATGGGAATATCCAGACTATACAAGAACATATGCTGTATCAGCTGACGTGGCTCGTGGTGATGGAAATGACTATTCATCATTTCATGTTATTGATGTAGAAACATTAGCTCAGGTAGCTGAGTACAAAGGAAAAATCAGTACAACTGATTTTGGTAATCTTTGTGTGAATGTAGCTACAGAATATAATAACGCATTGTTGGTAATAGAAAATTCTGGTTTGGGATGGGCAACTGCTCAAGTGGCAGTTGATAGGATGTACCCAAATCTATTTTATTCAAATAAGGGATTGAGTGTAGTAGATACATATGTGTCTCTTGGTAAAAAAAGATTGGATTTAAAAGACAAGTCTCAGCTTATAGTTGGATTTTCAACTACTCAGAAGACACGACCTCTTATTATTTCAAAGTTGGAAATGTATATGAATGGTAAAGAAGTATTAATTAGGTCTAAACGTCTTTTGAGTGAATTATATACATTCATATGGAAGAATGGTAAAGCAGAAGCGATGACAGGATATAATGACGATACAGTAATGTCGTATGGAATAGGATTATGGGTAAGAGATACGGCAATAAGACTTAAGAAAGACGGTATAGAATTGCAAAAATTGGCAATAAACAGTATAGCTAGGGTCGCTCCAATAATGACTCCAGACTCACAAAGAAGACACGATACTTGGAAAATGCCAGTCACCAGAGGAGAAACAGAGGATTTAACACAATGGCTTTAATATTTATATACAACAGGTTATAATTAATATACTTAACATATAGAGGTAAAAATGGCGGATAAAGCATTATTTAGTAAATTAGACAAATTATTCTCAACAGACGTTATCATACGTAACGTTGGTGGAAGAAAATTGAAGGTATTTGATACTAACAGACTACAATCGTCTGCTGGTCTTGAAACAAATTTTCTAATAGATAGATTTTCTAAAATTCATTTAGCAAATAGACCTCTCGGTGGACAGAGTGGATATGGTGGAAGTGGATATGGAAGAGGTGCGGCAGGCCCATATCTTGCATCTAGAATGGAATTACTTTCAGATTACGATTCTATGGATACTGACCCAATTATAGCATCTGCCTTAGACATTTATGCGGATGAAT